CTACAAAATGCGCGACCTGCGATGGACGGTCTAAAACTCCATCATTAAGCGAATCTTCTGTAAGCCGCAAGGCTAGCGAAACAGGTGATAAACTGAAGCAACTAGTTAGTGATCGGAAGGATATGGTTTGCCGTAACATCCGTCAAGCTATCGACGATCCTATGTATGCTGATAAAGTTGTGACCTTATTTAGGAGACTGAAGTTCTCCTTTGATGATCTTGGAAAAATGGTAGAAGCAGGAGAAGGCATCGTCGAAGACGACAATGAGTTATTTAAAGTCGATGCTGTTGCCACAGTACCTAGCACTGTATCCCCAACCTGCAAAGATAAGTTTGAAAAAGGATTGAGAATAGGCGATTTGAAAATTCCCAATATTGAATTGAATAAATTGGTTATAGCTGGTGATGTCAATGCCCAATGCAAGGATTGGTTTTATGTTAAAGATGAGGGTGTTAAGAACCCACATGGCCCCACATCTTACTTGAAGCATTACACGCAAGCTGTCATTGTTGATAATGGGTTAAACACTATGAATCTTATTGGACTCGAGAGGTATAACAATAAAACCGATGGCCCGTCTGTCATTGTAGCCCCCTTCGCAACCAACGTACTTTTGAACAAATTTCCAGCAATACAAGCCACTGGCCTGCCCGTTTTGGCGTTGGTGACAGACTTTAAGAAAGGCCTACATATAGGTAACATGTACTCTTACTACTGTGATGCTGAAGGGCATGTTAAAGGAGTTCACAAAGGCAGTAATTACTGGTGGTATGACAGTACTAATAAGTTTAAATCTGCTGGTAATCACGGCTCCTACAAGTATACCACTCTAGTTTCATTTGGTGACCAGCGTTTAATCTACTTTCACAAAGGCATGCATGCTTTTGAGAGTGAAATGAGACCACGCTACGCTAGAACCTGGAAAAACTTCATGATCATTGAGGGTAGTCGTAAGTACCACTACCCAATATTGGACGACCCGCCAGAACCCAGAAGGATATTAGGCGTCTACGATATGCTACCGGAAGAGAAGACAGGTAACGAAGTTACTAACATTGCTGGTGCTAACTACCCAGATATCGGCGAACAACCCTGGTATGCTAAAACTTACCGGTTTGTTCGGCGGAAGATGGGTAGCGTATTACTTAGTACCGGAGCGGGATTACTTCTTCCTGGCACATCGCGCAAGACGAAGACGGTTGGTGCCGCTCTAACCTTATTGGGTGCTACCTCGGTAATCTATAGAAAATGGTCTGAACGAAAGATAAAAGTCACTTATAACCTACAGCCACTTATGTTCACTGGTAAGCACAAAGAAAAAATTGAAAAGTTCTATGCTGAACATCCCGTTGACTACGACACTGGACTCCCCTATGGTAACTACTGGGTGGATAGTTATACTATTAGCCAAGTAGGCCAGAAAGGGTTGAGCAACTACACTAATATCTACAAACTTGTGTCCCTGTACGCTACTAGTATAGGAGCCGGCAAGACGGCAGCACCAAGTATATATTTGGATGCAGTACCTACATCCGCCCCCAACATCGTTAAACCGAATGATGGCGTGTTTCATACGGCTGCACTTTCTCCATTACCCCGCGTTACAGCCGCCTGTAGTTATAGTGTTCACGTGAAGGATCAATTCGGAATGCTAGGCGTACATTTGTTGAACCCCGAGAAGTACAGGAAGTTCATAGCCAGTGCCATAAACCACGATGTGGTTGCTGCTACGGCATCCAACAGAGTGGTGTGTGAAAGTATCAAACCAAAACTGACCAGGACGCAGTTTTTCAATAGGTATAAGAAACTATGGAAAGATCACGGATTACCTAGAGAATTCTACATCGACAAAGAACCTAACCTCAACTACACAGGTAAGAAACTTAAACGGTACTTAAATTTTTTGCAGTATTACGGCGCTAGAGCAATTTGCTGTGTTTATGAAACTTTTTTGAAAAAAGAAGCGTTACCAGAATCCAGCTTCATGAAGAAAGCTGTAAGACTTATTAGCCCCAATTCCCCACTATTTTTGATAGCCACAAAGAACTTTTTCACCAAATTTGAAGAATTATTACTAACAATGGTCAACCGATTTGGTATTCATGTGTTTGCAAAACATAGAACAATACACAACAGATGGCGTGACATACGCGAG